AATTTCTTATTTAAAAATTTATAATGAACCGAAGAGCCAATTAAAATTATTTTATTTTCTATATTATTGATTTGATCATTTAATAATTTTTTAAATTCTTCCAACCAATAATCTTTCATTTCTTGTTCCAAATCTTTTGATTTTGGATTTGAATTTTTTTTTAATTCATTATATTTTTCTTCCAAACAAATCATTTCTTCTCTTTCAATTATTTCATTTGTTAATATATCTAAATCGATAATTGTTATAATATTTGATATTTTGTCAATGAATATTTTTATTTTATCTTTATAATGATCAGTCAATCCTGCAATGTGACAAATTATTTTGGATGTGTTCATTAATAAATTTACTTAGTTTTTTTATAACAATAATAAACTTATTTTTTCAGCAACTTTATTTTTTTCGATAATATATTTACCTATAATACAAATTAAAGACAATAATTTAATATTTTTTTTTTTGGAACCAATGATCTGGTATTTAATATTTTCTTTTATGTCTGACATTATATTATTAAACTCAAAATTCATTAAATTATTTACAAATTTATTTTTATCTCCATGTACCAAATTAAATATTGTGTTAATACTTGTTTGTTTATCAAGTATTGTCATCATGAATTCACTAAATGCTTTCTCAGGATTCTGTAATGATGCAATTATATATTCGATATCACAATCACTATCATATAATTTTCTTGTTTCATCATTAATTAAAATTTGATAAGCTTCACTTATATTTTTAAAATATGAATCATCAAACCCTTTTTTTTTATCAGGATGATATTTAATTGCTAATTTTTTATATTGTTTTCGGATTTCTTCCTTAGAAGCATCTCTATCAATATTAAGTATTTTGTAGTAATCTTTCATTATAAATATTACTAAAAAATTTTATTATATTGAGGTATAAATTAATCCACCATTTAATTGTAACCTGATTTAGAACCACTGTAAAATTTAGATCCAAAATCAGATTTGTTATCACATTTTGGATCTTCATGTTTTGGCGGTTCGTCATCTTTACATGATGTAGGAAATTCAAATTGGGGTGTTGGACAAAATTGATTTGTTGGTTTATGTTGTAACATTTGAGGACAACCTACCAAATTTTCAGGTCGTACAGTGGCATTATATGTTTCTGCAACTTTATAGAAAAAAGATATTGACAAATTAATATCACTTTTGAATTGTTTTAAAAATTTAATTAATTTTATTCTTCTTGACTCTAAAACAATATTGTCTGCTTTTAAAAATATATTTCCAGCAAATTCATCTTTATCTGATGTGGAATAGTAATTTTTTAAAATATCTCCATAACAATCAAAAATATAATTTTCCAAAACATCAATAAATACAGAACGTTTAATATTGAATTTATTATCAATTAAATCAATATCTAAATCTTGAATTGGGTTTGTTAAAGTAAATGGAATTTTTAAACTTGTCTTTTTATACATTTTTATTTTTACTAATACATCAAATGGATCCATTAAATTATCTGATAAATCAGTTGTATCCATTGTTTCAATAATTTTTTTAGTTATTGACAATAATAAATTTTTTTCACCACTTGCAAGTTCTAAATTTTCTAGAACAAATAATGATCCTACTAATTTAGTTGCTCTATCACTAGCAATTATATTCGATTCACCCACAGAACTTGGATTAGAATATTTAAAACCTAAAATATAAATTGATGTAGTTAATCCAGAACTATTTTTACAATCTTTTTTCATTCTTATATTTACAAATTGAAATGCAGTTTTTTCGATACTTTTTATTGAATCATAAATCATTTGAAAAGTTATACTTTTATTTAAATCATCTTCTGCTTTTATTATTTGTTTTATAGCATTAATTTCTTCTGGTTTTAATAAATTTACTTTATCTTTATCACTTGTCGATAATTCAGTTAAATAAGTAATATTTAACGGATCAAATGTATCATTTTCAATTTTGGATCTTGATGTTGTATTGGTTGTCAAAGCATAAATTATTTTTGATGATATTTTCATCATTAGAGCTTTATAGATATTTTCCCACAATAATAAATATTTAGCTCCTGATGAACCAGAGAAAAAACTATTTTTTATTAAATCAGCAAAATCAATATATTTATTGTTCAAATAATTTCTTAAAGCTAATATTGTGGCTAATTGAGCACAATAAATTGAATCAATTATTAAATTTTTAGCTTCTTCCGGATAATATATTTTTGATAAATCTAATTTTCCATTTTCATCCTGTTTAAAACCAATACATTCCAATAAATCTTGATATGATTTTTGTGGTTGAACAAATAATTGTGGAGATTCAAATTTAATATCTTCATTACAACTTAACGAAGCTTTTAAACCATCTATTCTCAATCTGGATATTTCAACTAAAATTAATTTCATCATATTCCACAACTTATTTAAATGATTATTAAAATATTCACCATCAATTGTTAAATCTAACAAACCATTTTGACATTTTAAATTCAAATTTTCATCATATTTCATTTGCATCAATTCCAATAAATCCATGTATTTTAACACCAAATTCATTACAATATAACCTTTTTTCATATCGTAAGGTTTCCTTCTTTTGAAAAAATTTGTTGGATCAAATTTATCAGTTACATTGTCGACCATTCCCTGTAATCTATCAATTACAACACTCAATTGTTGAGGATTTTGCATAAAATACATTAACATTTGAGATAATTCATTTTTTGTTGTTCCTGATGATTCTGTCGATTCATTCGTTTTATTCATCATATCGATTTTACTTTTTAAATTATCAATATCTTTTGTATCAGAATTAGTATCGGTTTCTGTTTCGGCTTTTTTTTTCTCCATTAGATCTTTTATTTTTCTCATTAGATCAGCTTGTTTATCTCCATTTTTTACAGATTCCATAAGATATATTATAACATTTCATATTTTTTTAATTTCAGGGCAGATATATATAAATCTAAATTATTTTTAATAAAATATTTTATACATATTATATATTATGTTTCGTTCACAAGATATCGAATATTTCAATAAAAAAATTGATCATTATAAAAATGACATGTCAAAAATAGTTTTTAGTAAATTTGAACCAACACCAGATAAAAGAAAAAATATATATATTGCTATTTTAAATTTCATCAAGAAAAATAATAGAATTGTTTATGGTGGATGGGCACACAATACTTTAATTAAAGATATCAATCCAGATGATCAATTTTATTCTGAATATTCTGCTTCTGACGTTGAATTTTATAGTCCAGATCCAATTGGTGACCTTATGAATTTATGTGAAGAACTACATCAACTTGGATTTGAATATATAAACGGAAAAAATGCACAACACGAAGAAACATATAAATTATTTGTTGAATTTGTTAATTTTTCTGATATTTCATATATGCCACAAAATATTTGTGATAATTTACCTGTTATTGTTATTAACGGAATAAAATATGTACATCCAACCATTATTGCAATTGATTTCTATAGAATTTTTAATAATCCCATTAATGCATTTAGATTATGGGAAAAAATAATTGGCAGATCCACCATACTTTTTAAATATTATCCCATAACCAAATCTAAAATAAATAAACCAAATTTCACATCAAAACTAGCTAATTCTAAAGAAATTTTGGATTATATTAGAAAAAAAATATTACATGAAAGCGAATTGATTAATATCGGATTTTTAGCATACAATTACTTTGTCAAAAAAGCAGATATGAGTGAATATATTATTGAAGAACCTTATTATGAAATTATTTCAGTAAATTATCAAGATGATAGAAACAAAATTTATGAAACTTTAAAATCTAAATATGGTAATAAAATTAAATATGATGAATATTATCCGTTTTATCAATATTTTGGGAAGAAAACAGTTTTTATGTATGACAATCAACCAATATTAATCATGTATAGTAACTTTGATATTTGCACTGTTAATCAATATTCTCAAAAAAAGAAAATGTTTTTTGGAACTTATTTGTTGACTTTAATGTATATGTTATCTAATTTTGCATATTCATTTGTTTATAAACTAGGTAAAGATGATGAGTGGTTAAATCTATTTTCAATACTTGAAAAAGCAAAAAATAATTATTTTGAAAAATATAATAAAAATGGAACTGATGAATCTCCGTTCAAACATTTTATTTTTAACTGTATCGGAACAACCCAAGATCCATTAAGAAAATACTTACTTAATGTTATTGAAAAAAAGAAAAAACAAATTAAAAGTGGATTTGATTATAAACCAAGTGGTCAAATTGGTAAAATACCAGAATTTAGATTTAATGATTCTACAGGAAATAAAATTAATAAAAATTTAAAAAATTAAAAATTGCCATTTAAAAACAAAATTTTTTATTATTAATTATGAATAAATTAATTCAACATCCCCAATTTCAAATGGATGAAATTAGTGAATATTCAATTTCTCTTCCGAAAGATGCTGAAAAAATTAATTCTATTATTATTAAAGAATGTAAAAAAATTAATCTTAATACAACCAAATTAACTATTACTGATTGTACTGCTTGTGTTGGTGGCAATACTGTTCCATTTTGTAAAATTTTTAAATCAGTTAATGCAGTTGAAATTAATAAAGAAAGATTTAAAATGTTAGAAAATAACTTGAAACTATCTGACTACTCGAATTATATTCTTTACAATGATAATTATTTAAATATGTGTGATACTCTCAATCAAGATATTATTTTCATAGATCCTCCTTGGGGTGGTAAAAATTACAAGTTACAAAAAAATATTGAATTAGAACTTGGTGACATAAAATTAAATTTACTTGTTCATATATTAAAAAATTTTGCAAATCTTATTTTCATTAAATTACCACTAAATTATAATTTAGAATCATTTACCAATGTTAAAAAAAAAATTTATACACTCAATAAAATGATTATACTAGTTATTTCTGTAATAGAATAATAAATATGCATCTTTGTCCAATACATTATTTATTTTCTCTATTTTATCATCATTACATTCATACCATTTATTATCCATTTGATTTTTTATATAACTATAATAGTGTCCGCTATTCATACCATATTCTTTGTGAATATTTACACCAATTAATTGATAGATTGGTTGTTCT